ATTTCGTGAAGTTCAATCTGGAAGGACTGCTGCGCGGCGATTATCAGAGCCGCATGAACGGTTACGCCACGGCGAGGCAGAACGGGTGGATGTCGGCCAATGACATCCGGGAACTGGAAAACCTCGACCGTATTCCGCCCGAGAGCGGAGGCGACCTGTATCTCATCAACGGCAACATGCTCCCGCTCGACAGGGCGGGTGCTTTTGCGAATACGACGGAAAAGGAGGAAACCGATTCTGATGAAAGCACAGAAGAAGTTCTGGCAGTGGAAGAATCAGGCGGACGGCGAAGAGGCCGCTGAGCGGGTGCTGGAACTGTACGGCACCATAGCGGAGGAAAGCTGGTTTGACGATGATGTCACCCCGGCTATGTTCCGGGATGAGCTGTTTTCCGACACGGGAGATGTGGTCATCTGGCTGAATTCGCCCGGCGGCGATTGTGTGGCCGCAAGCCAGATATACGCCATGCTCATGGATTATCCCGGCAATGTGACGGTCAAGATCGACGGCATCGCGGCATCAGCCGCCAGCGTGATCGCCATGGCAGGCACCACCGTGCTGATGGCGCCGACGGCCATGATGATGATCCATAATCCGGCCACGATCGCTATGGGCGACCATGAGGATATGCGCAAGGCCATCGAGATGCTGGACGAGGTGAAGGAAAGCATTATCAACGCCTATGAGATCCGGACCGGCCTCTCTCGGACCAGAATCTCCCACATGATGGACGCTACCACCTGGATGAACGCCAACAAGGCCATCGAGCTGGGCTTTGTGGACGATATTCTGAAGGATGAAAAGCTGAACGCGGATGTTCCCGCCTACGATTTTTCCAACAGTATGGTGGAGAGGACGCTCATCAACAAACTGACGGCAAAGGCCGCGCCGGTCAAACCGGACAGCCCGGAGGAAACGACACCGCTGGAAAAGCCGAAGCCGGAAGAAACCACTATTCCCCAGGGACGGCTCGTTGACGATCTCAAAGCCCGTCTCATGACCATCAAAAACTATATGTGACAGGAGGAAATGTCTATGACCATCGTTGAAATGCGCGAAAAGCGCGCCAAGCTCTGGGCCACCATGGAAGGTTTCCTGGACACCCATCGCAACGAGAAGGGTGTGCTGTCCGCCGAGGATGACGCCACCTATGCCGCCATGGAGAAGGATCTGGATGACCTGACCAACGAGATCCACCGCATGGAGCGGCGTGACGCCCGTGAGGCGGAGTTGTCCCGTCCTGTAAACCGTCCCCTGACTGAAAAGCCCGAGAAGAGCGCCGAGCCCGAAAAGACCGGCCGCGCTTCCAATGCTTACCGTGAGGATTTCGGCAGGCACCTGCGGGGCAAGATGCCCATCCACAATGTGCTGTCCGAGAGCACCGACGCGGACGGCGGCTATCTGGTGCCCACCGAGTTTGAGCATCAGATCGTCACCGAACTGGAGGAGTCCAATATCATCCGCTCTATCGCCAGGGTGATCACCACCCACCATGACCGGAAGATCCCTATTGCTGTGGGCCATTCTGTAGCTACCTAGACCGCTGAGAACGCGGCCTACACCGAGAGCAATCCCACCTTCGGCCAGAAGCAGATCGACGCCTTCAAGCTGACGGACTTGCTGCGTGTCAGCGTGGAGCTGCTGCAGGATGCCGAGTTCGATCTGGAGAGCTATATCAGCGCAGAGATCGCCCGCGCCTTCGGTGTGGCGGAGGAGCAGGCTTTCTGCGTGGGTACCGGCGCGAATCAGCCCACCGGCATCTTCACCGCCAACGGCGGCGCTGTGGGTGTGACTGCCGCAGCCGCCAGCACTGTGACCGCTGACGAGTTGATCAGTCTGATCTATGCTCTCAAGTCTCCCTATCGCAGGAACGCGAAGTTCCTGATGAACGACGCGACCGTGTCCGCCATCCGCAAGCTGAAGGACGGCAACGGCGTGTACCTGTGGCAGCCCGCCCTGCAGGCTGGTCAGCCTGACAAGCTGCTTGGCTTTGACCTGGTGACCTCTCCCTATGCGCCGACCATGGAGACCGGCGCGCTACCCATCGCCTTCGGTGATTTCAACAACTACTGGATCGGTGACCGCATGGGCCGCACGGTGCAGCGTCTGAATGAGCTCTACGCCACCAACGGTCAGATCGGCTTTGTGGCCACTGAGCGTGTTGATGGCAAGGTGATCCTGCCCGAGGGCATCCAGCTGCTTCAGATGAAGTGATGGAGGACCAGCCGATGAGCACAACTAAAAATTACACCGAACAGGGTGGCGATGTGACGCATATCGGCGGCAAGCTGGTGTTTGACGAGGGAGCCTCCGTCGAGGGGCTCCCTGGCTCCACGCCCGCCGAGAACCAGGCGGAAAGCGCAGCGACCACGGTTGCCGCGCTGAAAGAAGACTTCAACACGCTGCTTTCAAAACTGAAAGCGGCTGGGCTGATGACTGCGGATACAGAAGCCGAAACTGACGGCGAATAATGGAGGAGGCTGCCTAATGGCGCTGATTACCCTTGATGAAGCCAAAGCATACCTGCGGGTGGACACAGACGCGGATGATGCTCTGATCGGCAGCCTCCTTCTCTCCGCCGGGAGGCTGTGCGCCGATGTGGCGAGACTGACGGAGGCCGAATGGACTGATGTCGACGCTGCGCCTGCTGATGAGGACAGCATGGAAATCATATCTCTACGCGCCGCCCTGCGCGTTGCTGTCTATTACACCCTCGGCTACCTGTATGAGCATCGGGAGGAAGCGGATCACCACGGCTTGCTGCTCACTCTTCGCTCATTGCTGTTTGCCATACGGGAGGGACGGCCATGAGCAGGAACAATCGATATCCCAGCATGATGCGTGATCGCGTTGAATTCCTACATCGTGTGGTGATTGTCGCTCACGGCATTTCCACCGAACGCTGGCAGACTGCCTTTTCCTGCTGGTGCGCGGTGCATCCGCTGTCCGGCAGAGAATTCTGGGAAGCGGCCGCTATCAATCGGGAGAATGAGGTGCGGTTTACCATCCGCTATCGCACGGACGTATCCGCCGAGATGCGCATCCGGCTGAACGGCGTGGTCTACAACATCACCTCGATCATCGACAAAAACAACCGGCATGAGGCGCTGGAGATACTGGCAAGGACGGTGACGGCGGATGGCAAATGTGCGGATTGACGGACTGAAAGACCTGGGAACCAGAGTAAAAAACATGGGCCAGGAGGCCAGAGGCGCGGCCGGGCAGGCGCTGCGCAAAGGCGCGGAGATCATCCGCGAGGAGGCGCATACCCGTGCGCCGCGCAGCAAAAACGGTCACCCGGCCACCCAGGGGCGCACGTCAAAGCACCTGGCGGATCAGCTGACCAGCAGCGTCTCCGCCAGCAAATACACCGCCGGCGTCACAGTTGTCGGCGGCGTGAACGGCCCAAGCTATTACTGGAAATTCCTCGAATACGGCACAAAGCGCATCCGGGAGCGGGCTTTCATCCGTGAAAGCGCGGACGCCCGCGGCGAGGAGGCCATGGAGACCGTAAAGAAGGAAATCGAAAATCGGCTGGGCATCAAGTGAGGAGGACGCTATGGACGCATCGACCCTGGTAGACGAGCTACTGGCAAGCGATGAGCTGACACAGCTCTTGGCCACCGATCCGTATGGCAATCCGGCCATCTATCAGATCCTCTCCCCGGAGGCAGAGGTGTTCCCTCGGCTGGCTGTGTTTGAGGCAGATCGGGAATACACGCGCTTTGCGGATGACCAGCCGCTGGAGGAGGAGATCACCTTCCGCATTGACATCTATGCCCGGGAGAACCTGCTGCATCCGATCAACGCCGCGCTGCACAAAACCATGCGTCGGAACGGCTATCAGCGGTACGGGCAGGTACAGGATGATTACCTGCAGGACATGGACATTTACGTGAAGTCCGCCACCTATACCATCAAAGATCAGCTCCCGTTTCCGTGGGAGTGAGAAAGGAGTTCATGATGAGCAACAATTCCACTGTCAAGGCGCAGCGGCAGTCTCTGCGCAACATTCATTACGCCATCCTGACAAGCGATACGCCCGAGGGTGTGTCGTATGAAACGCCTGAACCGCTGGTCGGCGCAATTTCGGCCAGCATTTCGCCTACCACCAATCAGGAAAAGCTGTGGGCGGATGACGGTGTGTTCGACATCGCCTCCCAGCTGGGCGACATCACCCTGGAGCTGGAGCTGGCCGCCCTGCCTATGAAGGCGCAGGCTGTGCTGCTGGGCCACAAGTACGAAAAGGGCGTCATGACACAGAACGCCAGCGATGAAGCGCCGTATGTGGCCATTGGATTCATGAGTCAGCCCCAGCCTAATCAATTCCGCTGTGTATGGCTGTACAAGGGAAAGTTCCAGCTGGTTGAGGATGAGTATTCCACCAGCAACGATTCTCCCGCGTGGCGGCAGCCCAAGCTGACCGGCACCTTCGTGCAGCGGGATTACGACGGCAACTGGCAGATTTCCGCAGACACCAGCGACCCTGATTTCACGGGCGTGGACGCCTGGTTCAACGCCGTGTATGAAGCGGCAAAAACGACCGACACCAACGGGGAGGAATAAGATATGGCGCTGCATGACATCCGGGAAGTGCGTATTCCCATCGAACTGGACAAGCCCCGTACTCTGCTTTTCGACCTGAACGCTTTCGCCGAGCTGGAGGATAAATTCGGCTCCCTGGATCAGGCGTTTCACAAGATGCAGCAGGGTTCTGTGAAGGCCACCCGCACGCTGCTGTGGGCGGGACTTCTGCATGAGGATGAAAAGCTGACCGAGCGCCAGGTGGGCGCGATGATTTCCCTCACCAATGTGGAGACCGTTATGGAGCAGATCACCGAGGCACTGACCGCCGCCCTGCCGGAGGATACCGATTCTTCGGAGAATGCCGTGGTCCCTGACCCTCAGTAAAGGCGCTGTGGGACTCATTCGATACAGCGGCATCCGGCGCACAGGAATCTGTGGACTGGGTGCTGCTGTATTATATGGGGACCGTAGTGCTTCATATGAGCGAGGAGGTTTTCTGGAAAAGCACGCTGCGAAAGCTGCATGCGGTGTTCAAGTGCCATTGCGAGCATATGCCGAAAATAAACAGAAATAAATAATGCTCATAGCTTGATAATGTAGGGAACATTTTTGCTTTTGAGTAGAAAAATTATTCCCTACAGCAGTTGACTGTTGGGGAAAATTTTGATATAATCCAGTTGAAATTGTTCCCCAATATGGAGGCATGACGCATGAGCGCTTTCATTGAAATTCAGGAAGTTCTTAGACAGCGAGCTGATTATGAGGCAAGATTAAGGCTGCTGCCCTATGATGGCACACCCGAAATTAAGGATCCCCCTCATAATTGCGC